TTGAGCCTTATTTTATCAATGATGTTGATCCTTATAAAAATAGCCCATACGAAGCGTTGATTGATCTTGAGCAAAATAGACGCTTAGGAATATTTCCTACTCGCTCTGGGTTTGGAAGCGATGTTAATTTTGATCCTAAAGACAATCCTTTATTGGGTGAGTCAGGTTATAATATAGGCGGTCAACCTGCTCTAAATAATGACATTTTTAGATTTGTTCATGACGCAATGGGACATGGTAGAGGTGGTGTAGGATTCAGGGCAATGGGCGAAGAAAACGCCTACCAATCTCATGCTGGAATGTATTCTCCATTAGCAAGGCGAGCATTAGCATCAGAGACCAGAGGACAAAATTCTTTTTTAAACTATGGGCCTAATGCTGAAGCAAACCGCACCGCTAGTGTTGAAGACACCATATTCGCAGATCAGAAAACAGGCTTAATGCCAAGATACGCATCTGAATCAGGCTTA